GTTCCATCCAGTCGAGCCGGTCGTCGTCGAGGCAGACGACGAGCAGGCGTTGCTCGCGCCAGCCGCGGCGTTTGACGGCCTCCACGTCCATCGACTCGGGTTGCAGCCGGCCGAGCGGGCAGCGGTAGCGAGGGGTCGGAACAATCATCTCAGTCCTCCTGCGCCGCGTCGTGAAGCTCGAGGGCCCAGAGCAACAGCGCCAGTGCGTCGGCCTCGTTGTCGTCCTCGGGCCGGAAACCCAGGGCCTGCATGGCGGCCACCATCGCTTGCTTGCCGGCGTTGCCCTTGCCGGTGGCGTGCTTCTTGATCGTGCCCACCGGCACGCCCTGGTACGGGATGCCGTGGTGCTCGCACCAGGCGGTCAGCTGGGCCATGAAGCCGCCGTAGGCGTGGGCGGCATCCACTCCGGCGTGGCGGCGGACCTCCTCGAAGTACACCGCATCCAGCCCGTCCGCCGATTGTTTGACCTCGGTGAGCCAGCGCTTGAAGCGCAGGTAGCGCATGCCGCCGCCCTCGAAGCGCTGGGGCTTGAAGGACTCCGAGCCGCTGGTGATGGAGCCGTCACGGCCGAGCAGCGCCCAGCCGGTCCGCGTGCCGAGGTCGAGGCTCAGGATCGCTGCACCGGGTTCTCGGCCCCTATCACCCAAACCGGGCAGACCCCTTCGGGTCGGGGGAGAGGACACGACGTGGTCCTCTCCCCCCGAAGGGGGGAAGGAGTTTTCGCCAACTTGGAAATCCCCGGAAACCCAGCAACCACGCGGGTTTTCGGAAGTTGGCAAGTTGGCAGTGTTGCCAACCTGCCAATCTGCCGACAGCTCCGTAACGCGTTGATCAGTAGGGGATTCAAGTTGGCAGGCGTTTGCCAACTTGCCAACGTCTCTGAAAATCGGGAGGAAGTTGGCAGCGGTTTTGCCAGCTTGGCTGTGCGTGTTCATGCGGGCTCCTGGGTATCGTCGAGGTCGTCTTGGTAAACCCACACCTCGGGGTTCTCGACCGGCAGCGCGGCCCCCGATTGCGGGCATTTGAAGTGGGTGGGCAGCACCGGCAGTTCGCGCAGCGACACTTCGCCCGTGGCTGGATCGGGCTCGCCTAGACCCAAGCGCAGCACCATGGCCTCGACGCAGAGGTAGCCGAACTTGGTGCGGGCGGGCGGCAGACCGTAGTCCGCGGCGTTGCGGAAGTACTTGATGTAACCCTGGGTCGAGAGCGCGGAGAGGCGCTCGCGGATGGTGCGCTCGCCACCCAGCCCGGCCTTGCCCTCGAAGGATTCGGCGAACTGGTTGGCGGTGTAGCAGCGGCCCTGGGCCGCCTCGTCGAACAGGATCTGCAGGATCGCGTCGCGCTTGCGTCGCCGTTCGGCATCGAGGCGCTCGCCGTAGTCCCTCATCACCAGCCGCGCGTTGGCCTCGACCTCGCGCCACTCGCCCTGGATCTTGTCGACGTGCGTCGAGGGGATGGCGGCGCCGTTGCGCAGCTCGAAGAAGAGCTGGCGCGTGGTACGGGTTTCGTCCGGCCGAAACAGCAGCATGCCGGTGGTGTAGTAGCCGCGCAGGCTGCCGGCCCCGGCGAGGGCCTGAAACGGGTCTTCCTCGAACTGTTTCTTGCCGAGCTTCTTGGTGTGGTGGGCCAACACGATGCCCGCGTCCGGGTTCACCGCATCGCGCAGGCGCTCGACCCGCTGCGACAGGAAGAACAGCATGGCAGCGTTGTCGTTCTCGCCGCCGGCGTCCCCGCCGTCGAAGACGTTGCGGATGGGGTCGATGGCGATGATGTCCGGCAGCTCGTCGCCGAATGCCTGCTTGATCGCGGGGATGACCTGGGCCAAGCCGGCGTCGTCCAGGATCAGCCGCAGCTGCGGCGTGGCGACGAAGTTGACGCGCGCCGCACCGATGCGGCTCGGCGGGAGGCGGATCTCCTTCACGCGCTCGCGCAGGTAGTGGTACTGCACCTCGGCTTGCAGGTAGAACACCCGCAGCGCACGCGGCGGCTTCATGGCGAGGAAGGTGGCGCCCGCCGCCATGTGCGTGAGCCATGCGAGCAGAAAGTCGCTCTTGCCGACCTTGGGCGCGCCACCGAACACCAGCAGTCCGCCGGGTGTGAGCACGCGCGGTGCGATGAGATCGGACGGCAGCGGGGAGTCGTCGTCGAGCAACGCGCCCAGGGTGAAGGTCGGCAGTGCCCGCGCCGCAGCCTTGACGAGCCTGCGCTCGCCCTCACGAATGAAGGCGGCGCAATTGAACCCTTCGGCCACGGCATCGGACGCATCCCATTTGTCGGGTTTGTCGGTCGGCGGAACGAGAATGACGACTGACGTCGCGCCCGCCGTCACGCAGGCGCGGGCAGCGTTCTCCGCGTAGTCCCAGCCGGGGGCGTCACGATCCGGCCAGATGATCACGTGCTTGCCGGCCAGCGACGTCCAGTCGGTCTTGTCGACCGGTGCCCGCGCACCGTTCATCGCCGTGGTCGCCGTGATGCCGGCGTCGATCAGCGCCGAGGCGGCCTTCTCACCCTCGACCAGCACCACTTCGCGCGCCTTGGCGACCGCCGGCAGGTTATAGAGCGGACGCGGATCGGGAGCGCGCCACATGCGGGCACGCACGTCCCAGGGACGGTACTCCTTGCCGGAGGGCGGATCGTAGCGATAGACGCAGGCGATGAGCCGGCCGTCCGCCGCGAGGTAGTCCCACTTGGCGGTGTAGGGGCCGAGTTCGTCGACAGGCGCGCTGCGAATGTTGGATCGGGGCTCGGGATGGCGAGTGGACGGCGCGATCCCGAGCCATTGACGGATTTCCTCCGCGATCCGGGGGAAGTCATGCCGGGCGGAGAGTCCACGGGATCGCGCCCACAGATCGATGACGTCGCCGCCTTCGTCGGTCGCGAAATCCTTCCACAGCCCACGTCGTTCGCCGTCGAGCTCCACCACCAGGCTCTTGCCGCGATTGCCGTCGATGTCTCCGACATAGAACTTGTTCCCCCGGGTTCGGCCTTGCGGGAACAGGTAAAGCAGCACGGCCTCCAGGCGATCGAGTAGGCCTCGGCGCAGCGAATCGGTATCGGGAAGTGCCGTTCCCTGCTGTTCGGGTGCGTCGTTGTAGTCGAGCCAAATGACGTCTGCCATCAAGCCGACCTCCAACACCGGTCCTGCCAAGGGCACGACTTGCATTCGAAGTGGGTGGGCGTGGTGGCGTGCCGGGGCAGCAGCTCGCCGGCTTCGGTGGCGGTGATGACGCGCACGGCCCGATCCGACATGCGCTGCGCGAGCCCGCCATCGAACGGTACGAGTTCGAACCAGATCTCCTCGCTGTCCTTGTTGATGGCGGTGAACAGCGCGGGATTGCTCGCGATGCCCGGCACGGCGCCTTCCATGTAGGCCTGGTAGACGGCGATCTGCGCGGCATAGATCGGCTTGGCGCGCGCCACACCCTGCTTGACGGTTTCGCGCCAGGACTTGTCGTTCATCGTCTTGCACTCCCACAGCGCGGGATAAGCAAGCTCGATGTCGGCAGGGCCGGCGGCGAGAATGCCGTCGACGTGTCCTTGGATGCGGCCGCCGGCGACGGAAAAACCAAACTGCCCGCCGTCCGCCTTGCGTGTGTAGAGATCGAAGCCGGCCAGGCGCAGCCAGCGGATCGCCAGATCCTCCAGGACATGGCCGACCTCGAACACGCGCAGCACCCGGCCGGGCAGCTCGCGCCCGGGATCGGCCGGCGTCTGGGCGTACTCGTACTGCAGGGCGCGTTCGCAGGCGACGCCGAGGCGCGAAGCGCCAAGGTAACTGCGGGATACCTGTGCTGCCCGTTCGCGCGCCAGCGCTTCGTCGATGACAGCGTTGACGCGCTCGTGGAACCTGGGGCGGTGGTTGTAATCGAGCATTACCGCCTCCTCAAAACGGCACATCGTCGGGCGTGAGCTCCCGCAGGTTGTCGAAGTAGGCGGTGAGCACCACGTCGACCAGTTGCAGAACCTCCTCGCGCTTGTAGGCCGACAGCGGCCGGTCCATGCCAATCGACGCGACGTACTCGCCGAGGTGGGGCAGGACGGCCTCCATCGCGGCCTTCTCGTTATGGGTGGGATCGATCACGACGCTGCCTCCCACCTTCAGTCGTTGCAGATGAATGTCCTGGCAGCGCATGGAGCAGAAGCGCTTGAACAGGGGCTTTCCGTCCGGCGCACGCGGGCCGTTCCTCGGCGACAGCCAGCAGAAGCCGCGTCCCTCTCGTCCGCAGATCGCGCATATCACGCCGCCCTCCGGTGTTCGTCGTTGGCCGCCAGCACGAGGCGCTGGATCGACGACTTGTTGAACTGGAAGGCGAGCAGTGCCGAGGCCTGATAGCGCGTGAGTCCGAAGTCGGCGCGCAGGGCAGGCGGCAGATAGCGCAGCTGCTTCTCGGAGGGCGGCTCGTTGAGCCAGCGGCGAGTCTTGTGGGCGGTGTCGAGGGACTCGTTGTCGTTGAGCCAGTCGTCCGCCTTGGCCATGCAGACGGTGCGATCGCCCACCGCCAGGAGCCGAGGCTGCAGATCCTTGCCGCCGCCGACCGCGTGCCAGCGGCCGTTGAGGAAGAAGACGCCGCCCCAGGCCCCGAAGCCGGTGGCCATCAAGGCGTCGTCGCATCCGAAGAGATCGCACCAGCGAAAGTTGGAGCGCTTGAGCAGATCGATCTCCGTCATGACGAAGTCGTCCAGCGCCTCTGCCTGCTCCGTTTCTTCGCAGGTCCATTCGAAGCCGCAGAGGGGGCACTCGTGGCAGCCAAGCGGGACCAATGCCTCGCAGGAGGGGCAATCCTTGGTCGGCGCCTCGCCCTGGCGCTGGTGGCCGTCCAGGTTGGCCTCCTGCTCCAGCGAGCCGTGCATGAGCGTCGCGGTGCCGAAGTCGAGGACGATGCAGTCGGTCTTGACCACGCCGGGATGCTCGGTCGGATCGATAGTCCGCAGCCCACGACCGATCATCTGGGTCAGCGTCGACTTGTGCGAGCTCGGGCGCAGCAGCACCACGCAGGAGGTGGGCGTGTAGTCGTAGCCTTCGGTCAGCACCGCCACGTTGACCACGACCTGGGCGTCGCCGGTTTCGTACTCGGCCAGGCGGGTTGCACGCTCGGCATCCGACAGCTCGCCGTGGATCAGCACGGCGCGGATGCCGGCGACGACGAACGCCTCGGCTACACACTGCGCGTGCGCCACGGTCGAGCAGAACACGATGGTCTTGCGCTCACCTGCCTTCTCGCGCCAGTGGCGGACCACCGCATCGGTGATCGGCGTCTTGTTGAGGATGGCCTCCACCTCGGTCATGTCGAAGTCGGTGGCTGTGCGACGCACCTGGGCGAGGGCCGATTGCGCGCCGACATCGATGACGAAGGTGCGCGGCGGCACCAGATGGCCAGAGGCGATAAGCTCGCCCAGGGTGATCTGGTCGGCCACGTTGCTGAAGACCTCGCGCAGCCCCTTGCCGTCGCTGCGTGCGGGCGTGGCTGTGGCACCGAAGATCTGCGCCCGGGGGTTGCGCGACAGCACGCGGTCGATCACGCGCCGGTAGGAGGGCGAGGCGGCGTGATGCGCCTCGTCGACCACCAACAGATCGAGCGTGGGCATCGCGTCGAGATGAGCGTCACGCGAGAGCGTCTGCACCATCGCGAAAGTGGCGCGCCCGGCCCAGGACTTCTCCTTGGCGTCGAACACCGAGGTGGTGAGGCCGGGATTGACCCGCCCGAATTTCTCCCGGTTCTGACCGGTGAGTTCATCGCGGTGGGCGAGGATGCAGGCCTTTGCGTCGGGCTCGTCCAGCACGCTGCCGGCCACCGCCGACAGCATGATGGTCTTGCCCGAGCCGGTGGGACCGATGGCCAGGGTGTTGCCATGCTGGTGCAGCGCCGCGAGTGAGCGCTCCACCAGCAAGGCTTGACGGGGACGAAGCATCATGACGGCAGTCCCCCTTACTGGGCCCAGCTCGGGCGGCCCGAGACTGGGGCGCGACCGGTAGCCTGGGCGTAGGCGTTCGCCGTGGTGGATGCCGGGGAGGCGGCAGGCGCGCTACCCATCCGCGCGGCGTAGTCCTTGTGATCGGGCTGGATCGCCTGCTTGATGACGGCCTTGTCCTGACCGTGCTGGTCCTTCTCCCAATCGACTTTGCCGAGGAACTCGATGCCGTCGAGATCCGCGAAGCCGGCAATGCGCCGCGCGTTCTGGGCCTGGGGACTGGCATCGCCCGGATGGACGCCGCGCGCGGAGTTGAGGATCGCCTTGACGAAGGCGCGGCCCATGTTCGCCCACTCGGGGCCCTTGGGGCTGTGGAGGCCGATCAGCGACCACATCTTGCGGCGGGCGTACTCGCCCTCCATCACGACGAACTCGCAGTTGAGGTACACCGAGCCGGTGTTCTCGTTGCGGGTCGCGTAGCCGCCGGTCCACCCCTGGCTCGCATCGTCGAAGCCGCCAGGGCGGATGGTCATGCGCACGCGCACCAGCGTGCCTTTGGGGATCAGGTCGAACGAGGACTGCTCGTTGGCGTCGTTGAAATCGAAGTAAGTCATGGCGTAGCTCCTTATTGCTGCGCGGATTCGGAAGGCGCGGGGCGCGCGAAATCGAGGCGTTCGAGAGCGGGGCGGGCAGGGCCGGCGATCTTGGTCATCAGCCGGCCGAGGTGCGGCTCCTCGATCTGGTCGAGGCGCCCGGAACGATCCTTGGCGGGGTAGCCCCAGGGGTTGAGCGTGTGGCAGACGAAGGCGCGATAGGCGGTGCCGTCGTCGGCCTTGAGCTCGGCGAGCGTCACCACTTCGTCGACGATGCCGGGTAGTTCCAGCCCGGTCTTGGAACCGTCGATCTGCAGCTGGAAGACGCGGCGATTGAAGTCGTCGAGCCGCTCGTCGAGGATGCCGACGAACCAGACGTTCTTGCCCCGGGTGTGCTGCAGGTGGGTGAGCCAGGCGATCATCTCCTGACCCATCAGGCCGTAGGCCCCGCGCGTGTCCGGCTTGCCGGTCTTCTCGGAGAAGGCCTGCGGCTGGCCCTTGCACCACTGCAGGCACAGGCGCCCGGCGACGGTGATCGAGTCGACGAACACGGTCTCGTACTTGTCGAGCACGGACGGGTCGCCGAAGCGGGCGCAGACGGCGTCGAAGTGCGCCTGGCTGAACGGTTGCTCGTCGCGCAGAGCCGGGTTCGGGCCGCCGATGAACACTGCGAAGTCGCGGCATTCCTGCCAGGTGCGCGGCCGGATTGTGTCGCCGGCCCAGCCCTCGACGGCGAGATCGCCCGCCTCGAGGTCGAAGAACAATGTGGCCTCGGGCGTCAGCGTCCAGAGCTGCGAGGTCTTGCCGATACCGCTCTTGCCGACCAGCACGCCCTTGACGCCGCGCTTCTCGGCCAGGCGCTGATCGGCGGAGATGATGGGGAGGTTCATGCGCGGCCCTCCTTGTCGGAGAAGGCCTGCTCGATGCGGTACGCGCCGAGTGCGCCGCGCTTGCGGGCGAGGTCGTAGAGCTCGCGCAGGGCATTCATGCGGCGGCTGATCGGCCGGACCTCGTTTTCGAGGGCGATCACGGCGAAGGCGATCTGATCCAGGGTGGCGCTTTCGAGCGGCACCTCGACGCCATCCACGCGGACCGTGGCCGGCAACTCGTCCAGCAGGTAGGGATGCTTGTTCTTCAGCTTCTCGAGCAAAGTGCGGTTCTTGAACATGGCGGTCACTCCTTCATCAGGGCGAGGCGGAAGCCGGGCTTGCCGGTCTTGAGCGTGCGGGCGGGCGCGAAGGCGCTCTTCAGCGACTCCGGCCAGGCGTTGAACTTGGTTTCCGAGACGCGATAGCTGATCTCGACGTACTCGGTCGGGTCCTCGCCGCCGTTGGCGATGCGGCGGACGACCTCGGCAAGCCGCTGCTGATCCCACTCGATCCGCTTGGGCAGGTCGGCGGTGATGCGCACACGGCCGTCATCGAAATGCACGACGCCGGTGTCCTTGCCGGCGGCCAGGCGCAGGGCATGGGCGCGGTCGGCGTACTTCAGGTCGAGCGCTCGGTCGATGTGCTCGACGATGGCGCGGGCCACCGAGAGCAGATCGGCGGCATCGTTCTTCAGCTGAAACAGCGCCTCGCTTTGCAGCGCGGCGAGATCGCCGGCGGGCGTGGCGAGGACCTGATCGGGCGTGAGGCGGCTCATGCGACACCTCCCGCGCTGGCGCGCTCGGAGGTGCTCTTGCGCAGGCACTCCGCTTCGTAGGACTCGACGTCCTCGACGCGGTAGAGCACGCGGCCTTGGATCTTCAGAAAGACCGGCCCGATCCCTTCGGAGCGCCAGCGTTCCAAGGTGGCTTCGCTGACGCCCCAACGGTCGGCCAGTTGGCGTTGGTTGAGGTGTTTGATACTCACGGTTCGCTCCTTACGGGTTGTTGCGGAAACGTGAGGTCATTCTGGTTTTCAGGGGGTGGGCAAACCGGCGGGCAAAGCGGGCAGGATTGGCGGGCAGATCGTGCAAATCGGCCCTTCGTTGAGCCAGAAAGAAAAAGGCCCGGAGTTTTTGGCTCCGGGCCTTGTTGGGGGATGGAAATGCGGGGCGGTCAGCCGCGGGGCGGGAACGGGTCCTTGCCGTAGGTGTTGCGCTCGCGAATCTTTCCATCCGTGCCTTGGATGAACACCTCGCTGCCCTGGTTGCGCGCGATGTCGCGTGCGCGCTCGAAGGCTTCTTGTTGCGTATCGTGTACGGAGGTCAGGCGGTCGTTGCCTTCCCCCCGGACACCCCACTTGTCGCCGTTGCGGACGACCCACTGGTTCTTACCACTCATGTCATTCACCTCATCGAGATCGAAGTTGCACTGCCGGATGAAAGGATTGCGCTTCGTTGGGTGCATCACCTCCTTTGGTCGTTGACGAATTCGGGTTTGAGCCAATAGTGGCCGTCGGTGTCGTGGGCGACGAAGGTGCGGTAGACCGCCTTGTGCCGCTTGAAGATGTCCGCGCCCTTGCACTTGTCGACATCGATCTCCAGGGCGTCGGCGATGGTGCGTTTGTGGACGGGATCGCCGGCAGCCCGCTGAAGCACGGAAAGAAAACCGCAGACTTGGGGTGACAGCGCGTGCCGCCCACCGTCGATCAGTGCGATGCGACCGGAGTGCATGAGCCGCAGGGAGGTTTCCGAATCCGGTTCGCCGATACCGACGGAGCCGTCGAGGTATGCGTCGAGATTTTCGATGACGAAGCCGGCCTTGCGGAGATGCGCCACGGCACGCAGCGGAACGATGAGATGGCCAGAAGCGTGGATGGTTTGAGCGACGTCAGCCGTGGTGGTGAGCAGGACGCCGCAGCCGGGTGCGCAGGCAGTGCGCAATCGATGGTCTATGGAGGGCATCAGGACCGGATCGTCTAGCTTCCGGCCGAAGAAGACAGTGCGCCGCTTTCGTCGATGTTCGATCTCGCCCAGGCGCCACAGCGCTGTCGGAACCAGCTCTTCGTGTTGATAGCGTCCCGCAAGGCCCAGGGCGGAGGCGAGCCACCGGACGATGCGCGTGGTGTCCACCCTGAGCCATGTCACTTGATCACTGGCCAGATCAACCCAGCCGCAGTCCGTGCAGTACCCCTGGCGGCGTCCTTGCTCGAAGCGAATCCCCTCCAAATCGCCCATTCCGCACCAGGGACAGAGGATGCTTGATCCGACACCATCACTCGCCCCGAGGGCACCGAGGTCGAGGAGATGCCGATAGGCATCCATCTGTCCGGAATACCGGGCGGCATCCGGATGGAGGTTTCCATCGGATTCCTCGACGAGCCCGCAGAGCAGGCCGAAGGCGATGTCGTTGCGTGCTTGCACGGCGTCTCCTACGCGACCAGGGCCAGTTCGACCTCGGTCGGTTCGGAAACGCGCCACGCACGCAGGAGGCTCTCGGCGAGCTTGGCATCCTCCTCTCCCATGTCCTGGAGGTTGGAGATGCCAGATTGCTTGAGGTCGATGTTCAGTACGCGGCCGCGCTTGCCCACCTCGGCAGGGGCGAAGTAGATGCTGATAAGGGCCTCGACGATATTGAACGGACCGCGGAACAGGTCGTGATTCTTCAAGTGGGCGCTCGATGCAGTGAGTGCGCAGGGTTCGGAGTGGTCCGCAGGTACGCCCACCCAGAAGTCGCAGACGGGCGCCTTGGTGCTCCTGAGTCGGGCTCGGCGAAGGCGGATGCGATCGATGCCATGGGCGGCGAGGTTGATGTCGCTGTCCTCCGGAAGGCCCAAGCCGTGCCGCAGCCGGTTGAGATAGAACATCGGCTGCTTCACCGCCTCGGGCTTGACCTCCTGCTTCAGCAGGTGGCGAGCGAAGAGAGTCACCAGCGGTTGGTGAACCTTGGCGCCGCCCTGGCCGACGGTGTCGACAATGCCGGATGCGGGAAAGTAGACCAGCGCGAGATTGGTCGCCGGGCGGGTCGTCCGGCGGCGCATGCCCTCCTCGACGAACTCCACCAGATCGTTAGGATCGTCCTCCACGTAGACGCTGATCTGCACACCGCCGTCCAGGTGACGGTCGCAGACGTCCACGTGGCAGGCGCGCCGCGGCCCTTTACGCTTGGAGAGCACCTCGGACAATGCGGCCTGCAACCCCTCGATATCGGCAGCCTCTCGGGACACCGGCTCGGTCACCTTGATGGCTTGCCGTTTCCACGAACGCTTGCCGACGCCGAGATCGAATTGGAGCAGCGCCTCCGCCGTCATGAAGGTGGTCGGCCAGTTCACCAGCACCCACAAGGCCCGTTCGGCGTGGTTGCGCAGTTTTCCGAAGTCCTCCCGAATAGCCGCGTCGTTGTCGCTGGCGTTGAGGATCGCATCGATGCCTTTCTGGGTCGCGAGGGCGTGGACATGGCGCAGCTCGGCGTGCAGCAGGGCCTGTTGATCCGGTTCGAGTTCCTCCAGGAG